GGTGATAGCAAGATAGTAACTTTTGTAATGCTTGATTTTTTCTAGGAACAGATAATGTGCCATCTCTAAATACTATATGCGCTAGAGTAGCTGGTCCATTTTGTTCATCAACNAAAACAGAAGGTTGATTACTTGCGTATCTTAATTCTCTTTGATATCCTTTCTCTTCATCAAAATAAGTCATTGGATATCTACTTGTATGCTTTGCAGGTATTGTTCTTGTCAGTGGATTTTTATTCCCCTTTAAAACGTATACTCTGTCTTTAATTACCCAGTCTTTTGGGCTTGTAATTGTTTGTTTCATAATATAATATAATTAAATAGTTAAAAGTAATAATTACCCCCGTTGATATAACGAGGGTAAAAATTACAATTTTTGCAATTATGCTACGCTTTTAAACATAACAAAGTTGTTTGCAGCTTGAGTTACTAAGCATCTTTCAGATAAGAAATGAACTTTCATAACATCATCTCCAGAGGTAAAAGCACCTCCAACAGATCCTGTGATCCAAGTCTTCATTCTTCTGTCATCTGCTTCGGAAGCTCTATAACGTACGTGTAAGAAAGGACGTCTAATGTTTGCACCAAGCATTTGGTCATAAACAGTAGAAGTACCAGCAGGTACCATTATCCCATCAACAGTTTCGTTAAGTCCACCAGTAGTAGCGTCATTTAAGTATTTCCAGTCAGTTTTGTAGAAATCGTAAGATCCACGTCTAAAACCAGAAAAACCTAAGTTCAAAGCCATTTCTTCAGAGTTTTCAAATACACCATAAGATGTACCTCCAGCTCCATAAGAGTTTTGAGAAGCTAACATATCGTCAAAATTAAGAGCAGTAGCTCTGTTTAAGAATAACATGTTTTCTTCAATAGCTCCTTGCTTGTCAAGATTTTGAAGAATTAAATCAAAGTCTTGTAGCGAAGTTCTAGCATTACCCGGAGCGCCATCGTTACCAGAAGCGTAATTATCATAGATATTACCTCTTTCTTCTACGGCAGCAAATAAACCTTGAGTACCTTTTACTTTGATACCACTAGCTCCTAAGTCTTGTCCAATCGCAGCAGATCCAGCAGCAGCTTTTTCTCCTTCAATCATAACCATTTCTAAGTAATCTTGGAAACGTAATCTAGTTTCGCCTTCAGCTTTTAAATACCATAAGTATCCTGATGTTCCATCTTCAACTGATACTTCAACCCAACCGATCTGAGCAGTGTCAGAACCATTGATTTCGTATTGGTCTTTGATAATCACAGGAGAATTGTGATATTGAGTAAAACTTGGCTCTAAAGATCCAGTCATGCTTGGAGTTCCTTTAGCAAATTCAGAACCGTATACAAATATATCAATTTGTGCAGCTCCAACTAAAGTATTCAAGTTAGCAAGGTCATAAGAGAAAGCCTCAATTTGCCAAGCTCCAGCACCATCAGGAGTAGGAGCAGCATCTACGTAACACTTCGTGCTAAGTAAAGTAGTATTGTTTGTTACAACAATAGTTTGCCCTGGTCTGATAGCAGGAATAATCGCATTTCCAGCAGAGTCTTGACCAGCTAGTCCTGTAATTGTATTGCCAGCAGCAGCTCCAATAGTAGCTCCAGTGAAGGCAATATGTAATCTATTTTGCTCTGACCAAATTACTTGATCAGAAGTCATTGGCATTTCAGCACCCACCATTCTTAAGAAACCTCCGATCGTACGATTTCCGTAACGTTCTACTTCAGCTTCATAAATTTCAGGTAAGTATTGTTGTGCAAAGTTATTTACTGGATCACCGCCTGCAGCGTCTCCTGTAAAGTTTAAATATGACGTACTTGTAAGCATTTTCTTAGGTGTCGGCACCAAGGAAAATTGGCCTAAAGGGTCATTAGCATTAAAAAATCCCATTTTGTTTTAATTTTAAGTGTTAAATTTTTTGTTTATTCTCAACTTAGAACTGTCCATGCCGCTTATAGCTTTTACTTTTAACCCACCTAATGTTACTTGCGTTGGCCTATCGTTGCTTGAAGGATTTTTGGATCTATCCACAACATCCTTTACAGCATCGCTTTTACCTTGCTCGTAAAAATGAGTTATTATATTGTCTATGTTTTCTGCAGCGTATACAGCTTTGTGATATCCTTTAGGGTCTTTAACATTACCTTCACTGTCTAGGAACTTCCCGACAAAGTTATTTAAATTCGACTGGTTATCACTAATAGCCTTAGGGTTTTTTATTCCATACCTGTAGTTTTTTTCTCCAACTTTAAAATCAAAACCTTTGAAATCATTAGAGAAAAGCTTGCTTGTATCGCTTTTAAACCTTTCGTGCTGTTTTTGTACTTTAGACTTGTCTTCGTTATATCTATTGAAAAAGTCAGTTGCTTTTTTCTGTTCTTGAGTTACGCTCGGTCTCAACTTGATCTCGTCGTAGTATTTATCTTTCAGTCCAGTCAAAAACTTTTGAGCTTTTGCAACTTCTTCTTTTTGAGCTAATTTTTTTCTTTTGATGTTTCGCTCATCATCGTTATCTTCATCAAACTTAAATTTCTCTTCTAATATAAAAGATACTTCCTCATCATTCAAGTGAGGTTTTGTTTGTTTGTAAAATTCTTTTAATAATACATCGCTTGATACGTTGGAGTAATCGTGATTAAGCCTAACGTAATCTTGAACGGTTCCACCAGTTTCTTTCATAAAATCAACTAGTTTTTCTACATTCTCAGGTAAATCAATCGCTGGTTCTAAAGGCGTTTCTATGATTTGTTGTTCTTCTACAACAACCTCTTCTTTCACCTCTTCTAATTTAATCTCTTCTATAGGATTAACATCTTCAGCAACTTGTTCTACTTGTGTTTCTTCTTTTTGTTCTACAACCTCTTCAACTTTTGGTTCTTCTTTTTTTAAATCTTCCGTAACCTTTGTTAAATCAAGTTTAGTAACATTGTCTGTTTTGTCTGGTAATCCTTCTTTTGGAATTACAATTTTAGCATCTGCCATAATATAATATAATTAAATAGTTAAAAATTACGTAGGTAATTCTTCTAGTCCTACGTTTATGTTCTGATCTTGAGTTTCAAAATCTTTAGGTAATAAATCATTTTTTCTTTGATTTATCATTTGACTCTGTTGAGTCGCTTGTATTTTAGTTCTCTTGTCTTTTCGATCTTCTATGTATTGCTCTTTTTCTTGAACCTGCCCAACTGAAACCTGAGCTAGCTGTAGATCGTAATCAAACTGCGCTGCCATTATTTCTTTCTTTATCATTGCCTCGGTCTGCATTCTCTGCATTTCCATTTGCGATCTAGCTTGTTCAAAGTTTACTTTTTCTTGAGTTAAAGCTTGTTGTTTTTGAACTTCATTCATAGCAGCTTTTTCTGCTTGTTGAGCATTTGCTTGCGCCTGCGCTTGTATGTTTTCTTTAGCTAATCTTTCTTCTCTAGCTTGTTTTTGCTTTCTTTTTAGCTTTAAAGTTTGATTAGCTAATTTAAGGTTTTTTATTTGCCTTAAATCTATAGCGTCTTCAAGATCAATTCCACCTCCTTGTAAAGCTATTTGTATATTTTGCTCTAGCTGCTGTTGCTCTTCTTCTTCTGGTTCTAAATTTAAATAAATACCAAAATCATGTATAGATGTTTTTTCTAACTCAGATAAAGTTTCTGTATTGTATTTACTTAGTGCGCTAACTAGAGTGTTTCTTAATAAAGGAAACTGTAATGAATCAGCTATTCTTAGTGATATGTTTTCACAAATTCTAAGAGTTAAATATAATTGAGCTTGCATTATATGCTTAGTTGCTATGTTTGAAGCATTTGCTGCCATTTTTTGTAAACCTACTAAAGTGTCCCTATCAGGAGCACTGCCATCTCTAGCTTCATTTAATCCCGTTACGTCACGGATCATTTGTAAATAATAATTATACGTCTGTATTAAGCTAGCTATTTTAGCTTGACCACTTGAAGAAGATAATTCTTGAATTGGAACTTTACCTCTATTTAACTCACCATCTTGCGTTAATGATCTACCAACTATAGAACCTGTTTGAAAAAACATGTTTAAAGCTTCTTGAGCATTGTAGTTTGTTCCATTGCCTAAATCTACTTCAGCTAAACCGTCGACATCTACAAACACACCGTCAGGCACTATTCTAGACATTACTTGTTGTAATTTTAAATGAGTTAATTGAATCATGTCAGCAAAACCAATACACTTGCTTACTATAGATTCTATTCTACCTTTATACATTCTTGGAGCTACAATAGTGTAATTCATTTCAACCTTAGAAGTGTCAGACTGTGGTCTTGTCATGTTTTGAGCAAGTTTCCATTCCAGCATTTCGTTTATCCCCAACACCTTACAGCCAGAATATAAAACCTCTATACTTCTAGAAACTCTTTCATAATCATCATTAGCCGGTGGATTAAAAGTGTCTGGTTTTTCTAAAGCTTTTTCTAAACCTTGATCAGTTTGCTTTATTTTAAAAGTTTGATTGTTATATGTTTTGTATTCAAAATACATAACTTGAACTGTATTCTCATCATAGTTATTCCAACCAGTTACAAATTGTCTGTTACCAGGCATGTCTTGTATTCTTTTAAGCATTTCTTCTGATATATCAGGATATTGCTTTTTAAGTTCTGGTATAGTTACAGATTTAACTTCTCCAACATAATATATATCTTCAAAATTAGGATCATCTGTATATGAATAAACTAAATTAGCTGGATCGACATAATCTACAGTTATACCATTAGATCTATTCCAGTGTGTTTTAGCACATGAAATACCTAAAACAGTTAGATCCATATTTAATCTTCTTCTAACTAAATCGTACTTATTGAAAGCTAAAGTATTGTTTATAGCTTCTTCTTCCGCTATTTCTACAGACTGCTTATATGACAACTGCATGTGTAAAGACAATTCATCTTCATTTGAAGGAAGCGTAGATGGATCGTGTTTTAAAACATTTACACCTATGGCATTTGAAACAGCCATTGCTTCTTTTTTTATTGTCATGTCTCTAAGTAAAGAAGCTGCGTATTGAGTTCTTGCTTTTTGAGAACTTGGATCTTGGGCGTAAGCTGTTATTTCATATTTTTTTTGAGACATACCATTAACCACTATGTCTACAAATTTAGATAATATAGGAACAGGTTTCCAATCAATATTTAAATAACTAAGATCACCATTTATAGATAGCTCGTCTTTATACTTTTGAACACTTTGTTCTCCTCTAGCGTATAATCTTAATTGATGAAAATGATTCCAACTTAAAGCAAACCTGTTACCGGCTCTACCTTGTTGAAACCACTCTTGCTCAATAGCACGTCCCACAGCCATACCATAGTCTTGGCTAGACTTTTCTTCATCACTAACTACTTGGCTAGGAAAGGAACTATTAGGGTTTGTGTATATATTCATTTATTTAATTATTTTTGAAAGCGTACCTTTGTTGTTGTATTTTTTAAAACCTAAAGAAATAGGTTTTTTATAAATCTTATTGACTGGGTAATATCTATTTTTATTAATAGCCATTATAGCTAAACCAGAGCTAATAGAAGCATCATGCTTTGTTCTATTATTAATATTAAATCTAGCCCAATCTTGAAGTGTTTCATCAAAATACATGTCTCCAAAATCTTCACCTAAGTTACCTACATATTCTTCTATGTATGACTCTATAGCAGCAGCATGAGCTTGCTTCATGTCTTCACTTGAATTAGGTATACCACCTATTTCTCTTTCTGTAACAGATAGTTTATTATATATTCTATCTGGTCTATTCATAGAAAAACCTCTATAACCTCGCCTCTTGAAATGATACAATAGTCTTGGTTTATTATTCTCTGCTAGTATTGGCATGCCGTAAAAAATGCAAGCCATCAAAACATCTTCAAAGAAAATTTCAGCAGTTTGAGGTCTAGCTATATATTCTAAAAATATTTGATTAGGTGGTACGTTTTCCATAGAATATTTAGTAATACCATGAAGTGATCCGTTGGATCCTCTTTTATCTACCGTTCCTGATATGTCATAACTATCACAGCCAAAAGCACCACAGTGGTGATTTGCTGGATATTTAACGCCATTTTTAATATATATTTTGTTTTGCATTTCTAAAGGTGGAACCCAAGAAATTTTAAATCTACCATTGTTGTTAGGTAAAAATATAACTCTAGTATCTCTTATTCCATTCTCCCACTGAAAACTACCTTGTGTTATTACAGACGTATTTCTAAGGTCTTGGTTGTAATCTATTTGTTCGTATATCTTAGTTAGATTAAATAAAGATTCTTTAGCTTCATCTCTAAAAGCGTGTTGTTCGGTTCTTGGAAATTGTCTATAAAATTCATTTAATCCGTCTTGATCTTTTTTTAAACCATCAACTTCATTTTGCCAAAAATCTAAAACACCTATATTTATTTCTTGGCCATGCGGGTCTTCAGCTGGTTCTTGTGGTGTGTCGAAGACAGGTACGCCATAAGAATCAATGTATCCTTCGTAATTCCACTCCATAGGAATGAACAAAGAATATAATCCTGAGCGAGTCTGTCCATTGGCGTTTCTTTTTGTGCAATCTGAGTCATAATAAAGTTTTTTAAAATTATCACCTCCTTTGTCTAAAGCATTTGAGGTACTACCCATCATACACTTACCTATAATTCTAGAACCTAATCTAAGTGTTGTTTTTGTAACTCGCCAATTGTTAAGTATGTTGTTTGGTCTTTCCCATTTACCTGATTCGTCGTGAACAAGTAGTTTTAATTTTTCACCATCATAGGCATTGTCTCCCGTGTTTTTCCAATCGATAGTAGTGTCAAGTCCTTCAAGATCAGTTGCGGTCTCGTTAGTATCAAGTTTTCTACGGGTGAACTTAGAAGCTGGTACCCTATAGGCAAGCTCGGTTTTAGGTCGGTCCATTCCGTCTTGTATAGGCTTGAAAAAGAATGGGTAGTTGACTGATATTGGAACAACTTTGTCTGTGAACATTTTTTTAGCATCGGCACCAGACTTGGATAGTATTCCGTATCGTGAGTCGGAGCTGATTGTTGCGAGATTAACAACCTCTCCTGAGGCCATGAAAGAAAATCCCGATCTACGGTTTTTAAGATAGCACATTCCATAGCAACGTTGGTCTGCTTTGCAAGCTTCCCAGAATATAAAGAATAGTCTGTTTGCTTCCCTAAAGTCTGGTTCCCCAACATCAATTTTGGACCACTGCAAGTACATATAGTGAGTACCAGTAAGGTAAGTAGCCACGCTCTTATTATAGAACCAAAACCCTTCATCTCTCCTTTTAAACTCGCCATCAATGTATTCATACCATTTTTCTTTAAAATCCTCTGGATAACCTTGCCAGTCAAAAACTGTTTTTATCTTGGATAAAGGTTTAGGATAGTCTATTTTTTTCCATTTCTTTTTTTCAAAAGTATATACATCTTCCTGTAAGGGTAAAGCAATGTATAGGTTTTGTATTTTATATATTTCACCTATCTTACCTGTTCTACTTATTACAACAACGTCGTGATCTTTGTTGTAACCATACTTCCATTTTTTATTTCTATTAAGTTTCGCCTTAGTGTGCGCTTTAATGTAATCTTTTTCAATACTAAATAGAACTTGATTATACATTTTTAGATCTTCCTTCAGCAAAACCTTTAAAAGTTTTTTCTTTAACTTCCTCTTTTGGCTTGTCGTTAATTATATTTTCTTCCTCTTGAATTCTCTGCAGTATTTCGAAAGCATCAAATATAGCTAATTTTTTTGTAGCAGCAGCGTTCTTTAATCTATCAGCTGATATGTCTGGTCCAAAATCTATTATAGGCTCTTTAGCAACTTTTATAAGTTCCTTAACAGCTACCTGCCCAGCTTGGATTATATTCTTTTTCGTTTCCTTTATATTCATGTTGAGCTATAATATTATTAGATTTCATACAATACAAAAATTCATTTTCAACAACAAATTCAAATTCGGAGTTAGGTTGAAAGCTTATTAATGATCCCTCGTTCAATCCTAAACACTCTAAGGAGCTATTGCTATATTTTAATATACCAATATGATTTAATATTTTATCTGCATCTAAATCATTGTTATTTTTTAAAGGTTTTACAAAGCATCTTTCTCCTAAAGACATCCATTTGTTTTTTCTTTTGTATAAATATATTTGATCTACCTCACAAAAAAACATATTATCTTTAAAAAAAGATTTACTGTTTTTTTCATTTCCTCTTATATCATAAAATCTTCTAAAAACATTATGATGAATTATAATTAAATCACCTTTTTTAATAGGGGTTTTTATAGAGCTAGGTGTGTTTATTACTACAGCTAAATTACTAACGTGCTTATACTCTTCAACACTAGTATTAGTTATTAGTTCTTTTTCACCTACCTTGACGACATTATCATATCTGTTTTCTAATGGTGATATAATAAATTTGTTTAAGCTTTTCATTAATACTCTAAATCGTACTCAACGGATATTGCCATGTTAGAATTAAACTTCTTCCACGGCAATACCTCGTCTTTCTTTTTAATGTATATATTATAAGAAGAATCCTCTTGGTTTAAAAGTATATCAGAAATAATATGACCACCGTAAACTTGTTGGTTTACAGAATAATGCATAGCTTCGTTTTTATAATCAGCACCTATGCTTATTTTTCTTATAACAGAGTCCATTTTATTCTTCTGAAGTTTCTATTGGAGTATATTCACCTGTAGCTAAATCTATATTTACAGCTCCATATTCTTTCTCTAGTTCTTTTTTAGTGCCCTCTATAGTAGCAGCTAAAGCTTTAGTTCTTTTAACAATCTTGTCTTTTTCTATAGTCATTAGTCCTATAGTCTGTGCTAGATTATTAAATTCCTGTGTTTGATCTACAATTGTTTTTAATTGTTCATCGGTAATTTTGTTTGCCATTTTATTTAATTTAATTGTTTAACTTATTATTTATAATCACTTAATATTTTAAGTTTTTACGATACTCTTATTTTAATATCGCCGTTGTTGTGATAGAGCCCATATAGTGGTACTCCACCGGTAGCTGCTGCTGAATCACTTGAATAGTTATTATATTGTCCTACACTAGGCATAATTATTTGACCTTCACTACCTGTACCAGTTCTGTTTGTTATAATTAAAGCATCTCTTCTATTACCACTAGTTGTAGAAGCACCAACTATTAAAGCGCATTGTAAGCCGCTTTTTGAATATTGAGAATTAGTATAATCATTATTTTCACCTAATATAACACAGTCATCTCCAGTACCTGTATTATAACTATTAGATTGAACTAAGTTTTTACCTATTAATATTTTTTGGTTTTTTTGAGTTGAATTGTTAAACCCTATTGATATTGTCTTATTAACCAGTGTTGGGTTAGCGCCACCTATACCATGAACATTTGCATTACCTATTGTAAAGTTATTACCAGTGCTGCTACCGTATATTTGATTGCTAGCGCCTAGCATAAAGTTTAATGTTCCTTTGTTTGTGTTTCCTCTACCACTTATTAAACATATTTGAGACGTACCCGAAGTGTTTGATGTGTTTGCGTTATTATTAGCTCCACTAATAATTGAATTACTATTATTACCAGAGTGGTTATTACCCACAAACAGACTATTACTACCACCACCAGACATGTTTGTCCCTATAAATCCTACTGCGCCAGACCCACCGTTTATTGTTACATTATTTCCAATAGCAAAACAACCTTTAGTGCTATCACTTTCAGACGAGTGATTATTACCTATTATAAGTAGTTCTTTTCCTCGTATGGGATAATATGTAGTAGCACCACCACCAGAAATTGCCTCACCGTTTGCTCTACCTACAACTACACTATCTATTGTATCTACGTAGTTTGCATTACCCGCGACTATTGATGAATCAAAAACAGAAATATTAGGAGTATCTTGACCTGTTAAAGATCCATCACCAATAATCCTATTGTTAGATCCAACTACTAAACCTCTATCCGCTCCTGAATAAACATAGTTATTATAACCACCTACAATCATGCTCTCTATAGCTCCTTTGGAGTTTGGTCGCATTTGATTGTTTCTACCTACTATAAGCGACGATTTAGTATTGTTAGTAGAGGTTGAAGAATTTTGAGCGCTATTACTCCAACCAAACATAGCTGTACCGTAATAGTTTATATTATCTGAACTAGAGTTGTTTTTTAATAGATTATTAAAACCACCAACTAAAGCATTACTAGCGCTATCTATTTCATTGTTAGCTCCTAGTATAGAACTATTATTACCACTAATTTTTAAACCACTACCAGCTACTAAAACATTTGTAGCATTGCCATTGGTTTGATTATTTATACCACTATAGGTACTTCTAATTAAACTATGACCAATGCTATGGTTTTGCCCAACTACCGCTGAGTTTAATATTTGCCCAGGACCTGCTACTAACGTGTTGGTAGTACCAACTAATATAGAAGAGACGTTGTTGCCTTGAACTTCATTACCTTGGCCTACAATCAACATTTTATCTCCTGTAAGCTTATTGTTAAAACCTATTATACCTAAATTTGTAGAACCAGAATCACCTATAGTATTTTCTGATCCAATAGAAAATGAAGATCCTACAAAGCCTGTTACATATGTATTATCTGTAGTGTCAGCTGGGTTTTCATAAGGATAAACTTCTAATCTAGGTGTTATCCTAGTTAACACATGATCAGCTAGATTACTTGGTATTAATTTTATTCCTTCAACTACACTACCGTAGGTACTGTCAACACCACCCCAATAACCTAAGCCTACGCCATTGGTGCTACCATCAATATGAAATAAATATTTTTTGTTTGTTGGCGCTTGTGTTTGTTCTGGATATACTAAGAAATTTGCGGTACTGGTAGATTTACCTACTCTTACGTTGTTACCTGCGCTTTCATATATAATAGAATCAGTTAGATCTGATCCAGTTGAACCCCATTTTGGTAAATACGTAGCTGTGCCGCTACCAGTAACTGTACCACCGCCAGGTATACTACCACCTAAAACTTTTAACACATTACCATCAGCATCTGTTCCAAGCATGTATGTTGGAGTGCCTGTTTTGTTCGCGAGATCATAACCGTCTAAAGTTAAACTACCTGTGGTATTTATTTGCAAAAAGACATTAGTGTTTACAAAACCAGTGCCGTACCCTATTTTATATATATTTGACTGGTTTAAACCGGTGAACCAATAGTTTGATCCGGTTTCTGAATTTTTAATAACAACAGCACATTCCGCCGAGCTAGCTGAATTTTCAATTAGTACGCCAGAATTAACCCAGGTACCATCGCCACCAATATCGGAGCTTATTGTTAACTTTGCTGTCGGAGAATCAGTACCAATACCAACTTTTTGACTACTATTTATAAACACAGCCTCACTACCTGATGTAGAAAAACTAGTATTAGCTGCTGATATTATTTGTATATCATTACTAGTGTTTTCTATATAAGAATCACCAGTATTACTTCCATCACAGAATATTTCAAGATAATCACCGCTTGAATCATCATTGCTTCTTATTTTACCTTCAACATCTAGCGAGACCGCGGGATTAATCCTTCCTATTCCTAGGCTACCAGCGACATATCCATTATTTATAAAATTTAATGCCATTTATTTAATTTAATTTATTATTGTTATGCTCTTACGATTAATACTTCGTAATCAGTATTTGCTATACTGTCTCCTGCATCAACAAATGCTATAATTAAGTTACTAGCATTTCTATTTACATCAGCATAAACAGTTTGTCCAGAGGCCGTGATAACTTCAGCTTTTATATCTATAGCAGCTTGTGATCCTCCGTATAATGATGAAGCACTTACGTCTACAGTGTATGATGTTATACCTCCACTGTGACTTCTTGTGGAAGGAGCCGTATTGTTTAAAGGAACTCTAAATCCATTACTATTTCCAGATACGGCTA